CATTACGTTCACGGTGTCTGCTGCAAAAGGCAAGATAGAGACAACCAACATTGAGCGAGATTAAGCTGTCGGCCCCGCAGGGGATATTTCTGAATGGAATGAAGACGAAGTATCGGGCTTATGTTGGCGGATTCGGGTGCGTCCATCCAGACACTAAGGTCTGGACGGAGCACGGACTTATGCGTATCTCAGATATAACTTCTCCAATTCGAGTACTAAGCTGGAACGAGAAAGATCAACGATTCCAGCTTTCTTTAAGTGGTGGGTCGTTCCCAAAAGGTAGGGCGAATCTTCACCGAGTGCGATCACGGTCAGGAGAATTTCTCGCAACCGAGCATCACCGCTTTTTTTCATCTGAGCATAAGTTTGCACAGGTTGGAGACCGGATACTTTCCGCGACAAAAGCTTCTCAATCCCTTTTGAAGACCATTGCGGAACGTGGCCCGAAAGAGTTTCCTTCAGGTGATGAGCATTACTTGAAAATAAACGAAGATTTGATGGGTCGTTGTGCAGACGAAGCCCGTCGATATGGTCAACGATTTCTGTCGGCAGAAGGTAGCGAGACAGCTTGTCTTCCATCACGAGTCGGTGCTCATAAATTATCCCATAGTTACGATTGTTTCGAGATCGCGCATAAGGATGATCAAGCGGAGCTGTTACAAGCGCATACCCATCACGATCAATTCGCCTGCCGCTCACAAATGACGGGTTACGATAACCATTCGGAGGAGCTTGCTTCAACCTTGGAAGATCATATTTCAGCATTACACGCTGAACATATTTTGCAGTGTCGCCAACAATTGCAGCGATCTCATGTGAAGACAAAACCCCGTTGCAAACTGCGCGGATCTTGTCTTCCCGATCTTTCCCCGAACCTTTCTTTGGCATGTGAAACCTCCTTTATTGAATACGAGGATATATTAGAGGTATCGGAGGTGGAGCGCAATCATGTTTATTATGATATGCAGGTTCTGAACACGAATAATTATGTGGATGAGTTCGGATTCATTCATCACAATAGCGGAAAAAGTCAAGCCGGTATCACTAGGCTTATTCTTTTGATGCTGTCAGACAAAGGGGCTAACGGCGCATATTACATGCCGACCTACGACCTGCTTAAACTGCGAGCCATGCCAGGTGTCGAAGATTTCCTTTTGCGCTTGAATTTGCCGTTCAGCGTTAACAAATCAGACTATATGATCTCAATTAAAGGTTATGGCGATATCATATTCCGCAGCTACGACAAGCCTGAGCGCATCATTGCCTACGAGACTGCCCACTCTATCGTCGATGAGTTGGACACCATAGCAAAAGATAAAGCGGCGCTAGTATGGCGTAAAATAACTGAGCGTAACCGCCAAAAGAGAAAAGGCAAAAATACCATCGGGCTGGTGACGACGCCAGACCAAGGATATAACGGCTTTGTGTTCCAGAAGTGGGTCAAAGAAAACAATGACGGCTATGTGATCATAAAGGCTAGTACATATTCAAACCCATATCTTCCAGATGATTACATAGAGCAAATCATATCCAACTATGATCCGATCCTTGCAGATCTATACCTTAACGGCGAGTTCGTCAGCCTATCAGACAAAAAGGTCTATCATTTCTTTGACAGAAAAAAACACCACTCGGATCGCGTTATCAAGCCGGACGACCGTTTGTTTATTGGGTTGGATTTTAACATCGGTGGATGCTGTGCGACGACATTTGTTATTGATGGTAATATCCCGATCGCTGTAGATGAATTTGTCAGTCACGACACATACGACTTTGTTAATAACCTTTAATTGAGATCATATAGTCTGATTTGTTAACGCTGAACGGCAAATTCAGGCGCAAAAGGAAATCTTCGACACCCGGCATTGCTCGCAGTTTAAGTAGGTCGTAGGTCGGCATGTAATATGCGCCGTTAGCGCCTTTGTCTGACAACATCAACAAAATAAGCCTAGTGATACCCGCTTGACTCTTTCCAGATCCCAAACCGCCCACAATTGCTGGCGCTTTTGCGTCGCTGAAAACGAATTGTTGTTGTGGTTCTGTTAGCGGCAGATCAATTTTCATCTTTTGGCTTCGTTGCTTTGATCACGTTGATAGTGATCGTGTCGTCAGTCTCAGAGACTAAATTATCTGTCTCGCGCCATCTTGCCCGTGTTTTTAACCAGAAGATCATCGCAGGAACCGACCCGTCTTTAATGCCAGCATCAAATAACCGCTTAGCCATCGCAGCATTTGCGCGTGTTGTCCCTGTATCCAACTCTCGGCGGTAGTGCTTGCGTAATGTCTTTAGGTCGATGTCGAGGTATGTTGAAATCTCATCTTGCACAATCCCGAACGACGTAAGCGCTGAAACCTCGGCTCGTGTTTTTTCAGTTGGCACGTGAATTTTAGGCATTAGCACGCTCCGCTTTCAGCTCATTAAACGTCTTTCCGCTTTCGATATGAACGGCCTCTTTTCCGGTAAAGTTCTGCCAGCGAGTGACGATAACATCGATGTACTTTGGGTCCAGCTCCATTAGATAAGCATTTCTGCCTGTTTTTTCACAAGCGATGAGTGTAGATCCTGAACCACCAAAAAGATCGAGAATTAAATCTCCCTGTTTACTACTATTACCAACCGCTCTCTCTGGTAGTTCTACAGGTTTCTGTGTTGGGTGATAGTCGTTCCGAGATTCTTTTTTCAACTCCCACACGGTTTTTTCGTTAGTCGGACCGTACCACGCTGGGGAACATCCTTTTTTGTGCAGATACATGCACGGTTCGCAATTCGGTATGTACTGACTCATGAATGCCCCAAGTCCTGATTGCACCTTGTACCATTGAATTACGGTACGAAGATTAAGCGGCATTTTTGATAGTGAAGCGAATGTTTCGACACTTTTATTACTTGAATACCACACATAAAACGCGGCACCATCTTTTGTGTTTGGCAGAGCGGACAAAAGCGCGCCTTGAAACAATCCAGTAAGGTTTTCACCTTCTAGCGTGTCAGCAATAATGCCTTTGCGCTTTTTCTTGTTGTGCCCCCCTTCATAGGCGACTCCATAAGGCGGATCAGTAAAAACCATATCCGCCTTATTGCCATCCATCAGTTTATCAACCGCATCGATACTGGTGGAGTCGCCGCACATCAATCGATGGCTGCCCAACTGCCAAATATCACCTAGCACAGCAGTCGGGACGTCTGGACATTCAGGTGTCTCATCTTCGTCGGTCAATCCTTCGGTTAGCTCTTCAATTTGCAGGTCTGCAATCTCATCCATCGAGAAGCCAGTTAACTCCAAATCAAAACCAGCTTCTTGCAATTCGTCAAACTCGACGCGCAACATGTCGATGTCCCAGCCTGAGTTAAGCGCCAGTTTATTATCTGCAATCACATAGGCTCTGCGCTGCGTTTCAGATAGGTGAGAGGCATCGACGCATGGAAGCTCTTTAATTTTTAGCTTGTTTGCAGCCATGACGCGACCATGACCTGCTATGATCCCGTTTTCGCCGTCAATGATGATTGGGTTTAGAAACCCAAACTCCTTAATCGATGATGCAATTTGATTAACCTGCTCATCAGAATGAGTTCTGCTGTTTCTTGCGTAAGGTATTAGGTCAACTGTCTTGACCTTTTTTATAGAAGGGAAATCGCTCATTTTAAAGCCTTATTCCTGTCAGAATTACATAAAATATTACCACAACGCCAAAAAATAAACCCGCATTAAGCGGGCTTTTCGATCTTACTGTATTTGTATCCGCCTTTTTTCTTAAAGCGGAATACTTCAATTGGGTATTCTGTGAAGGCGTTATACTTGCAGGCCGCTTTCACTGCGTAAACCGGATCAGATCCTTGGTGCATTGAGCCCATCGCTATTTGATGCCCACTGCCGTTGCAGTATGGCAACGGGTGCTGCATCGGTGTGTTTTTCTCGTAAGCCGTATAATCAGACGGGTTATTGATGTTAATGACAATGAATGCCGATCCGCTTGTGTCGTGATTACATTCACCGCCCGTGATCTTACTGATAAACGGCTCAAAGTCTGCAAACTCTCCGCACATGGCGATCAAGCATTTCTTCCCGTTTAACTCAATTTCACGAACTTTTGAGACTTCGCCGCTGTATGTTTCATTACTATACATTCCGGTATCAACCGCCAGCGTCTTACCGTCAAATACGATAGCTGTCATTGAAAATGCTCCGCCTCTTCTGGTTGTAAGAAATCT